TGTGCTACCATTACCTGAATATGAATTTTTTACTGTAGTTGAAGATATTGTCATATTAGTTTCTCTATATTATTATTTATTATCATTATCAACCTTATAATACATCATATCTAGTCCTCTTTTTGCTGTTTTTATCATTAAAAGATAATGAGCATCTATAAGTTCTCTCTTCTCATCGGCAGTGTATTTTTTAGTATTGTATATATTTCTTATAACATAGTTTATTTCTTTTAAAGCATCTCTTATATTAAGTAATTGAAGAACATTTTTATCTTTCATATTAATTTTTTCTTTTATTTTTAATGCTTCTTTCATGTTTCCTGCTTTTTCTAAAGCTAATATACTACCAATGTCTTTATCTATTTTAGCAAACTCTTCATAGAAATCAGTTATAAATTCAGAACCTCCACTTGGATCTCTTAAATTAAATGCTCTAATACCTGGTATGATTGTTAAATTATCTGTAGGTTTAATTGGATCTTCTATAATCCCAAACTCTACTAAACCTTTGTCTGTCATTTGTATGACAAACCTACCTAAACTAGCAAACCAAGCATTTAAAAAATTGTCAATAAATATAGGATTATCTAGTTTAGTATAATCATTACCAATCATTACATTGATTGCTCTTGATATACCTTTAGCAACTTCAGATGTATAGGTTGTGTATTGATATTTAGATAATAATTTTTTATCCATATAATCTGGAACGATTGGTTTACCTGTAAAAAAACTTTTATTCATATATGCTTCTATAAAAGGAGTTAGAAACGTAGGAGTTGGATTTATATTTTTTAATTGGGATGTTGCAAAATCAGTAATAAAATCATTTATTTCATCAGGATGTTCTTTGTTTAACCAATCTAATAGTTGTTCTGTACCTGTACCAAATACTACACCAAGATCAAAAGGTTTAGCAATTCTATAAGGAACACCATCATGCACCACTACCCAATAATTATTTTTTACCCACTCAGGTTGTCTTTGATAAATAGGATCATCTTTGTTTGCTAGCCAGAAATATATAGAAGGAAGTATGATAGCTCCTGTAATCATAGTAAATGCTCTTGCTGGTCTTTGAGAAAAAGCATCATAAATTTTTGCATAACCTTGTAGTCTTGCATTATAAAATGCAGATACTTGATTTAATCCTTTCATTTTTAAACCCATTTTAGAATAATCAATCGTTACATCTCTTGATTCAAAACCACCTCTTTCAATCGCTTCTTTTTCAGTTAGTCCAGCTTTTTTTCCTTTTTTATAAGTTCTTTTAAATTCAGAAACCCTTGTCATGTTTTCTGAAAACTCTGATAATATTCTTAAATATTCTAATGGTGTTTTAATTAAATTTCTAACTGGTCCTTTATTTAAAATTTCAAAAGCTGGTTTATCAAATATGTTTCTATCAAGAGAAATTAAAGTAGATTGCATACCACCTGAGCTAACCCATTTCTGATATATCTCTTTTGATTTTTTCGATAATCCTGATTTACCCATAACCAAAGTTATAGCTCCCTCAAGTGAACTCCATATAGGAATAAAACCAGATTTACTAAATACAGAAGCAGACACTGTATCTCTTAATATATTAGCAAATACAAAATCAGGTGATGCAGTAGCACCTGCTCTTAACCATCTAGCAGGAGCATTTAATTTAAACATTTTAATATAATCACCCATAGCTCTTGGATCAAAATCTTTTAAAGCGTTAGCTAATTCTTTTCCAACTTCATAAACTTCAAACTTACCATTTCTCATAACGCCTACAGAAGTGTCATCAGGTTGTAAAAATTCTTTTCTAAATACTTTAAAATTTTCTATTGCTTTATCAGATATAAAATTTTCAGATACTGTATCTAATACTGATTCTAATTCTTTTCTTTCTATTTTTATTTCTTTACCAGTTACTTTCTTTTTAATATCAGGAAATATTTTTTCATTTGCTTTAACAAAATCAAAAAATTCTATGAGAGCTGCATTACGTTCAGCAAGTTTTATAATGTGAAATGTATTATTATATACAGTTTCTATTGGATCAATAACATCTCTTTCTGATCCTTTAATTCTTTTAAAAGGATTAGATACATTTTTGGTATAACCTTTTTCACCTTCTATTGCTTCAATAACTCTTGAAAAAGGAACATAATTTTTGTTAGCTTCTGTTATTGCATCAAATGCTTCTTTGGTTATTAGACCTCTATCTTTTGCATATTCTAATATTCTTAAATTATAAGCATCTAATTCTTTAGATGTTTTTTCATATTTTTTAATTAAATTTTTATTAGCTACAACTTCTTTAGCAGCTTTTATATCGAATCCATGATCAATTCCTCTCTCATTTAATTCAACAATTCTTTTAGAAACTTTATAAGTATTAAATTCTAAATATGATTTTTTATCTTTACCTACAGGTTTAAGTATTTCTTTAAAAGATTTACCATTTATTTTTAAATTTTTATTTAAAGTTCCTATTTCAATAAAGTGTCCAGCTCTATGTTGCATACCAACAAGAGTTCTAAATCTTTCATAGATACTTAGTTGTTTAGTTCTGTTTTTTGTTTTATCTACTTTTCTAACCATACGAAGTATTGGATGATGTCTATCTAATAATTCTTGCGTTAGTTTATTTTTAGTTCCTTTGACAGTTACTTCTTCTTTTTCAAAACGTAGTTTATTTAAAATTTTATTTTCAGCTTCTGTTTCTAATTTAATATCTTTTTTAAAACTATCTTCTTTAAATACAGGTTCTTGTTTTGGTTTTTCGTAAGCTCTTGGTATTCTTATATTTTTACTAGATAAATCTTCAACAACTGTTTTATCAGCAACATAATCTGTTACTATATCTATTGCGTTGTTATTTGTTTTTTTAATTGTATTTACAACTTTTGCTCCACCAGATTCAGCTAAACCAAACGTAGCAAATAATAATGTAGAATCTATTAATTGATCTTTACTAGGTAGTTCTTGTTCTATGATTGCACCTGATCCTTCAAATCCACCTACCCTTAATAAAAGTTTAGATAAAAAGTTTTTTCCAAAACTTCCTAGTTTAAAAGCACTACCTAATTGTATTGCTTCTTTTGCACCTGCTTTAACACCTTCTTTGGTATATATATCCCAAAATTCTGACCAGCTATGAACCTTATCTTCTTGCAGCATATTTAAATATGTTTCTCTAATTGAACCTGCAAAAAAACCAGAACCAGCAGCAGTACCAGTTTTACCTGCACGACCCCAAGTTAAAAGGTTTGTAAGCAAAGCACCTGTTAAATATACTGGTAAATCTTTTGTAATAACTGCAAGGTTTTGAATATTTCTTTCAATAATACCTGTATCTTCAAAAGGCTCAAGCACATAACCATCAGGTAAACCTGTACCATCATTACCTGGTAACTGATGATAGTTTTGAATTAAATCTATAATACCCATATTGAAACCTCTGTCCCAATATTTTTCTACTTCAAAAACTTCACCAACTAATTTTTCTTTTAAAGAAGTATTGTCAGGTTCATTCTTTTCTACTTCAAGTAATTTTTCATAAGTTGATTTAGTTTCTTCTTTACCTAAATTAATTATGTTATCCCATATCTTTTTTATTGGTCCTTTATCTATTGGTTCATATCCAAACTCTGCTAAAATTTCATTACTTTCAAATCCAGCATTTTCTAATGTTAATATTTTATCTTGTTTCCAAGCACTAATTTCTTCTGATGAAAACCCACCTTTTTCTAACGCTTCTAGTTGCGTAGTAAGAGTTGTCATTTTGATAATCCTATTCTTTTTAAATACTCTTCTGTAGTTTCACCAGGTAATCTTTTAGCATCTGTTTTTAAATTAAATTCATTTGTTGCTTTATTTTTTTTAATTTGATCAACTATCTCTTTAAATACTTTATTAGCATTAGGCATAAAGTTTAAAACATCTTTTCCTATAAATTCTTTTTTTGTAGGATCTGTTAAAGTTTTGGCAGGTATTCCATTTTGAATACCATTGATATATCTTGAATACATTACATATTTAAAATTATTTAATCTATCATCTAAACCAGAATCAATACCTACTAATACAGGAGAACCTTGAACTGGCATTTTATAATAATCTATAAACTCAAAAAATGTTTTCATTTCAGAATATGTGTTTGGATTTTTATTTTGTGAATCAATTATAGAACTTAAAAATTTAAGGTCTTGCAAGTTTACACCATCTTCATATCTTTCTATAATAGATTTTCCTTCACCAGTTTCTCCTGGTAATAAAAATTTATCTGTTACTTGATTGATTTCATCATTAACAATTAAGTTAATTATTTTGGAATTTGCGTCAAAACTTGAAACAGATTTACCTTTAGTATTAACAATTTTTTCATTTAAAGATTTAAACTGTTCAATGATAACAGGAGTATTTCCAAATAATTGTTCTATCTGTTGATCGAATACACCATTTTTTTTATCTATTTCTTCTAATAATTCTTTTGATTGTAAAGCTGTTTCTGCTTGTATGATTTGATTTTGAGCTAAAATACTAAACTGCATATCAGTTCTTTTAGCTCTTGCTTTTTTATTAAAGAAACTTTTAAATTCAGTTTGTTCTGTTGCAGATAAACTATTATATAAATTTACTAATTCTTCATTACCACCAAATGTTCCTTTTGCTATTTCATCATAAGCTCTGCTTAACAAAGCAGGTGCAGCATCTGGAGGTAAATCTAATGCACCTGTCAACACTTGAAACTTGCTTTGTAATATATTTTTATCTGCTGTAGCAGATAATGTTATCTTTTGTTCAGCAGATAATAAATCAAATTTACCAGCTTCAAGTGCTTCTTTAAAAGCAAAAGGTTGTGCAGTAGCCATACTTTCTGCTAAAGTTGTTACACCAAATTGATTGTATGCTTTAATTAAAATTTTCTTTTGACCTTCATCATAATTTGTATTTGAATTAATTTTATCAATTACTTTTGAAGTATATATTTCTATATATGCTGGTCCTACATCTTTTAATACTAATGCTTCTTTAGAGATATAATCATCATCTATATCTTTTGATAATGTTATTTGTTCTGTTCTTGAACCTTCAAGAGCTTTAGTTTTTAAAATGCCTGCTGTAGAATAAAATTTTTTTTCAATAGCTTTTATGGTAAAGTTATCGATTTTACCAAACTTATTATTTTTAAAATAATTATATAAACTGTTTACTTGTGTATCATGAAATATAGCAGCATCAGATGGATTACCATTTTTTTTAGTTTCACTTTGAATTGTAAATAAACCTTTTTGAATAACATTTCCCTCACCATCTTTTTGATCTATATACATATCAGATAATAATTGATATGCTTTATTGTCTGCTTCTAATTTTTTTTCTTGTACATATTCATTAACAAAAAAATCACTTACTGATTTTGTTGCTCTGTAAATATTTTCAGTAGGAGATATACTAGGTATAGCACCTGTGCTTCCAGTTTCTGCTGTTATTCTTCCTTTTATATCGTATGTTGGTATCTTTGGCATACTATCCTGACATTGTTAATAAACTTGTTCCTACATCTGATGCAATTTTAATTTGTTCCATAGTAGCTCTTTGTTTTGCAAGAGTCCCTTCTATCCTTGCAAATGATGCTTCTTCAAAAGCTCTAGCTTGTCCTATCTCTGTATTATATCTCATTATATCTCTTTCTAATTCTGCGTTAGTTAAATTTGATAATTTAATTAATTTTGCTGTACCAGAAAATTCTGCTCCAGATTTTAAAGTATTAACAACTTGAGTTGACTCAAGCTGTTTAAATTTTTTATCAAATTTTTGTAAATCTAAAGTTAATTGATTTTCAAGAGCTTCAGCTTTTTGTTCTGATATTGCTGCTTTTCTATCAAAAGCTGCTTGTTGATATGAACCAATAGCACCTGCTTGTGCCATGCCAGCTGCTGCAGTAACTGTAGAAACTCCTACTGCAACTTTACCTGCTGTACTTAATGCTGCTAACCAAGTCATTAAAATATCCTCGCATATCTGTATTGGTCTGAACCATCAAATCCATAGTGTTTCATTAATCCCTCATTCTTTAATCCTAACCACTCTGCAAATCTTATACCTTTGTCAAAGTCTGATCTTACAGCAGTTTGAACTCTTTTAATATTATATTTTGTTGCAACCTTAGCAAAATCTTTCTTAATCGCTTTTGCTACAGCTAATGGATGTTGCCAAACTTCTTGTGTTGCAATAACCCAACCCTCTGCTACTTGACCCCAAATCATTTTCATACCAGCAGCAAAGATTGGTTTGTTATTTACTAATCCTGTAAAAGCTAAGTGATCTTGCACAAGGTTCATAGCATCTCCATCAAACTGTGCATCTTTATCCATAAGTTTATGATTCATTTGGCATGATAGAATAAATCTTCCATGTTCAGCAGTGTAAGGTACTATATGTAGTATATTATCCATCATTTGTAGTCAACCTAGGGTATAACGATAAAATTGTAAAAGGTAAAGGTTGAGTTTGTCTAACAAAGATAAAACCATCTGTTTCATAGTTTCCTCTGAACTCTACCTCTTTGTCTCCTGTAAATGGTGGTATACCTTCATCCATTAAATCAGCAGAACTTCTAAATGGTATTCTTTCCATATCATTTAAGTTTGGTCCAACCTCCACACCAATCGTTTCAAACATTCTAACTGTAATGTCATATATTCTTTTTGTCTTACCTTGTGATGTACCATTCTGTGATCCAGCATTTAATCTCATTGTTTGTAATAAAGATGTGTAAGCTAAACCTATTTTAACATTTAATGCAGAACGATCTAAAGTTACACTACCAGAACTAACAGTTTTATCTGGATGTGTTGCACCATCTGCCAATATAGAAACTGTTTGACCTTCAAGATGATCTAATCCTGATATGGTAGTTGCAGCACTACCACTATAACTTAACTGACTATCTAAAAAATTAAATGATGTATTATCTGTTTGATCAAAATCAAACACATTTAAAACTTCTACAAATCTTCTAGTAGCACCATTAATTGTTCTTTTAACAATAACATAAACTTCATATTCAGTATCGTCTGTTGGAATAACAGCAACACTTTCACATACTGCTTTACCTTCATCAGTTTTTGCTAATCTAACAGAATCATCTAAAGATGTTATAGTTAAAAATCCTGTAGACAATGGTGAGCTTTCTGTAATTGTAACTACATTACTACTAACTGTTGCTGTAAAATCAGAGTCAGCATCTATTAATGTTTTTAAGTTTGTAGCTGTTTGATTATTACTAGATGTCGTATGAAACTTACCAGTTGTAGCAGATGTAGCAGAAGTAAAAGTTGTGGTTGTACCATCTGCTTTTGTTAAAACAATTCTTGTACCATTTGCTATGTTTGCAAAATCAGTAACTGTAATTGTTGCATTACCAAATCTACCACCAAAAATATGTCTATGCCAAGCTGTTACTTGTTGTTCTCTTTGATAAGTTAATCCTACTAATTCACCATCTGATCTAACTCCATATACGATTTGATTTGGTTCTTGTTGATATGAAATTTGTGTTAAACCACCTTCAGTAATATGTTCAGCAAGGATAGTCATGTCAGGTGCAATGTAACCATCAACATCAAAGTTATATGCTAGTTCTCTAATTTTTCTTTTAGCTCTTTGTAAAAATAATGTTGCGTTACCTACAGATATAGCATCTACATTTGCTGAGCCATGATTAGATTGTTTTTTAATTAATATGTTTGTTGGAGTGATTGCACTATCAGTACCACCACCAGATACAGTAAATTCACCACCTGCTGTACCAATAATTAAAGTTCTAGTTGCTGTCATAAAACGAATAGCATTAACTTGATTAGATGCGATTGTATAAATAATTGCATCATCATCTGCTACACTACCACCAATGTTTGCATCCATGTTTTCATAATCACCTGACTTTGAAAAAAATATTGTTTGTGGTTGATTAGTTGTTCCTGCAAATACTAATCGTTGTTCAAAAAAAGTTACGCAAGAGGGATGACCTGTGGTATCTGAAAAAGCTCCTAGTCGCCAATCTGCTGTTGCAGTTGAGGCACTTAGTGTTGTTAAAATTTCTATTGTTGCATTTGTTGTATCTGTAACACCAGTTATTTTTGCATAACCACTATGAAGAAAAACAAATCTACCAACATCTGTTGAAAGAAATCCTGATCCATTATTTATACCAGTAGTGGCAGATGCTGCTAATGAAACTCCTGTGCCTACTGCTGTAGCTCCTGGATTTAAAGTTGTTGTAGTTATATTAGCATCTTGCATTGGTCCTTTTGTAAAATCTACATCTGTCAATGTCCAAGATGTATGACCAGTACGAGATAGTTTTTCTACTTCGTGTTCTGGGTGTGTGATGTACATAACGTCAGCACTTTGTGCGAATTTTAAATCAAAGAGTTGTGCAGTAGTATAAGGTGTTGCTATTTCAAAAACTTTATTAGATACACCACCTGAGGCATAAGCGGTAAATGATGTGCTGTTAATATCAACTCCATCTTTGTCTTGCAGTTCAAATGTATTGGTAGTTTTATTTGCAACTAAAAATCTTTTACTATTTACTTCTGTCATACCGGAAACACCACTAATCAATACCTCATCACCATTAGAATAATTATGTGAAGTTGCAGTTACAACAGCAGGATTAGCTTGTGTTATTCCTGTTATAGTTTTATCTCCTTCTAATACAGCACCCTTATCTTTATACACTCTCATTTTTAAATTTGAGAACTCAAGCATATAAGTTTGTGTAGTTGAAAATTCAAAAGGTATTAATCTTGTTTTGTTATCGCTATCAGCAACCTCTGCTATAAATGTAGAACCTGGTCTACGAGTAGCACTGCCATGTGGATATACAACTAAATTTTGTAATGTTGAGCAACCTGATGAATATTTAGTTAGATCTGTTCTACCATCTAATCTTGGTGATAATTCACCACCAGTAAAGTTTGTTAGTTCAACAGCAACTCTAGCCATGTACTAATACCTTGAGTTTATAAAACTGCTTGCATCTATTTGATCTGACATACCTAGGTCTTGATCTATATTTTGACCCTCTGTTGAATCTACAAATCTAGCGTCTTTTAATTTGTCTTGAAATAGATTGTACATATTAGAAGCTGTTTGATTGTTTGATGTAACTGCGAAAGCGATGTCAGCACCTAACGCAGCAGATAAAGTTTCTCTTAATGATTCATCATATTCATTGGGATCTGTAATTCTACCAATGTATAATATTTTCATACTTGATGTATTGCTTAATATTTTTCTACCTTCTACTTTGTAGTTTGAGTCATAATCTAATATACGAAGTAATCTTAAACAATCTGCTGGTAAAGTATAAGCATAACTAAAACCCCATGCAGGAGCTGTAGTGTCTGCTGCTAGTTCAACTCTTTTTTGTAAACAATTCCAAGGATGTGATCTAAATACACTATCTCTTACTTGAGTGTATCTTTGATTACAAAGTCTTGCATTTTTAGAATCTTCTGTAAGTGAAAGGATAGTTGTTGCACCTAATTGATTTAATGCTCCATTACAAATATCTACTACTGATGCCATACTACTTCCTTATAATATACTTGCGTCTTATTTGTCTATCTTTTTCTAACGCAAATATTTCTTTCTCTGTTCTCTCTTCTTTTAGATCAAATCCATAATGATACTTAGGACCATGTTTGAATCTGTCTACCAATACATATCTGTACACATAATTATCTTTTTTAAAGTGCAGTACAGGTTTTAAATCTTTAATCTTTTTCATAAAAAGGTGGGGATTGCTCCCCACCTAATATCTATTTATTAGTCAACAGTGTATTCAATAACAAAGCTCAAATCACCAGCAGTATCACCAGCTGCATCAAAAGTTAATGCAACGTAGTAGTACCCACCAGGATCAGAAGATTGTCCAGCATCTTGCCAAACTTTCTGTCCGCATTTGTTAATGTCTCTAGCTTCAAACGCTACTTCAGTTCCTGTTGTTACCGCACCTCTAAGGTCAGTAATCGCAGAAGCATAAGCATCGTCATCAACCGCAGCAATCGCTGTTGAGTATAATCCAACATCAGTTGTCATAGTAGTTCCAGAATCTAAATCATCGTTAAATAATTTGATTGAAGATATACTAGCATTAGTTGGTACAGGTGCTAACATCACTGTGTCAGACGCTGATAAATCTCCAGCATCTAAAGCAATAGTTCCTTGAGCAATTCTTTTTACACCATGTAATTGCTGTGAACTATTTTTAACCTGAGGAGTTGCAACAAAATTTGTTACAATATCTGTATTAACATTCGCCATATAATCCTCCTATTACGATTCTGTAGCTTGTACTTCAACAACCTTCGCTTCTTCCATACGAGTAGCACCAATGCTCATGCAGTAGTAAACTTGAGTAGCATAC